CCCGTGGGCTGTGTTAAGTTAGTACAAAATAAAGAACCCCAGCAAGGTTGTTGCCTGCCGGGGTTCTTCTTTTTATTTTGTCTTGTGCAGTTCTGGCGGGTGTTTTCTCCCATCTATCCACTCGGACAGTTTTTGCCCGCACTCCGGGCAGTTTTCCGGTTGCCCCGTGTAGTCATCAATCCAGTTCCCGCACGTCGGACAAAATACACCCTCCAGCGCTTTGTCTGGGTTCCATATCGCAGGTTTGCTTTCTTCCATCTGCTTTCCCTCCGTATTTACTTTATATGATTGTAACATACTTTCTTGCTAATTCCCAAACCGCTTCATAGTCCTGCTGCTCTTTATATTCTCTGTTCCATGCTTCCGCTTTTTCCGTCTGCCCTGCTCTTTGCAATGCCTTATTCACTCTTGAAACAAGCATAAACACATTGTCGCCGTAGTATTCCGACACTTCACACACTGGCTTTTCTAATATTGTTTGTACCATTCGTCCTACCTCCGTATTGAATTATATTGACCTTGCCACGTTTTCTTGATATTATATCTATATAAACAGTTTGGGGCTTTGGTGGCAAGCCCGCCACCCCTCTGTTTGTACCCTGTCGGCTATTCTGCCGACTTTTCTTTTTTCTGGTCTTCTGTAAGTTCCTTAACCTTTGCTTTTGCTTCGTCAAGGTCTTTGCAACCGTCCAAAATCATTTCAACCATTTTCAAGATTTTTTCAAACTGTTTGTCTGTCATATTGTCTGCCATGTTTTCTCCTTTCCCTTGCCGTATTCGTTAAAGTATTGTTGCTTCTTTAACTATCTTTATTATATACTTACGGAAGTATATTGTCAATAGGTTTTTGTGGATTTATTCAACTTTTATAAAGTAATTCATATTGGTCCAGCCGCCGTGCGCTATCACTTCCGATACTACCATTGTTTTTGTTTTTTCTTCTCTAAAATCAGCAATTATTTTTCCTCGCTTGTACTCGCAAATGTCTTTCCGGTTCGTATATGTGTAGTGAAAATCTGTTGTTATCTCAAAATTTCCCCATTCTCCCGGCTTTTCGTCCAGCACCATTTTTACAAATTCTTGCACCGTGTATTCTTTATCTAATTTCACAACATAACTGCTGCTGGCGTCGCCATACGGACCGCCAGTGCATATCATTTTCATTCTTTCTGCCATGTCAATTCCTCCCCAGTGTCCCGCTGGTATTTTTCTTTTACAGCTTCCACAACATAGTTATTCTGTGATGAATAGCCCTGTTCTTTTGCAACCTCTTTTATACGGGCTTTCATTCCTTTTGGCACCGCAAGTTCCATGCGGTCATAGTTATTGTCACGGTATTTGTTCTTTGCTGCCGTGGCTGCTGGTCCTCTCGGTATAGTCTTCTTTTCTGTTGTATCTGGCATTTTCTGCACCTCCTGTGGTTTTTAATCAGTATATCACACTTTGTTTTCTTACGGAAGTATACATTTTATACAATCTTACGGAAGTATATTTGTATATTTTGCCGATTGCTTTTATACTTCCGTAAGTATATAATAAAGACAGTTAAAGAAATCAAACACACGGAGGTCAAACGATATGGGAAAAATCATTTACATGGAAGATAGAATAAACGGGCTGCACTGCTACACCCCAGAAATGGGACAGCGCAAGCCAGAAGTCAAAATGGAAGCCAGCCTTTCATATTATGGCAAACATTATTTTGTTGATACCCCGCTTGAATTAAAAGGCAGGGGCATTACAGAAATTGAAGCCCACTGGATTGATGGTTGCCAGAAGAAAATTGAAAACTGGCGCAGCTACCGGGTCACAAAGGCTGCTTTTGAAAAATTAAAAGCGCAATATCCAATTTCAATGGAATGTTGCCTTGACTAATAACTACACGGGCGGCGCTGCTGCCGCCCAGAAAGAATGGTGATAATATATGGGAAAATCTTATAATAGACGTTTCAGAAAGAACGGGCTTTCATTCATGGTGCAGGACACGCACCCGGCAGACCGGAAAAGTGATACTGATAAATACTATCTGACGGTAAACAAAGGCGGCATATATAAAATTGTGTATGACAATATCACATGGGAAATTCCAAAATTCCCAACTATCCACGCTGCGCAGTTCTGGGCGTTGACCAGTTCTGATTTTATCGGCACCATGTAAAATGCTTTTATCTTACGGAAGTATACATATTATACAATTATACTTCCGTAAGTTTGTGCATTATGTCTATTGCTTTTATACTTCCGTAAGTATATAATAAAGACAGTTAAAGAAATACAGAACACGGAGGGCAAAGCAATGACAGTAAAACTTCAAGGAATATATAACAAGCAGGAAGCAAAGGCAGTAAAAGAATTAAAGACCGGGGACGTTATCATGTGGAACTACGGATATACAAGCACCGTGGTTGACCTTATCCCAAGCAAGACCGGAAAGACAATCACTTGTCTTCTGAAAAGCAATCAAGATGGCGTTGTCCGTGAAAGAAAAATGGGTGCAGAAAGACTGGTTGCTATTGCATAGCAGCCAGCCGGAAAGAAAGGTGGAATGAATGATGGAAGCAAAAATGATGATAGCTGGAAGCTTTGATGAATTTGTGGAAAAGATAACGCAGGCAGAACGCAAAGCGCTTAACACTCCTTTTGGGCAGGAAATAACAGAACGGCTTCTGAAAATGAAGCTGGAAGAAAACCCAGATATGACAGCGGAAGAATGGCAGGACACAAAAAGTCAGTTCTTGACTTTCCTTTTCGCAATGTTCGTGAAAGAAACGCCGCAGGCTATGGCAGAACTTGCCCAGCATACATGGGACGAATTGCAAGCAAAAGAAGTATAATGCAACCGGGCGGCATTGCTGCCGCCCAGAAAGAATGGTGAATGACTATGAAAACAGATATTGTTATTTGCAGCAAGTGTAATGGTTCCGGCAAATTCATTTATAAATCCGGCATGACTGGTCCTTGCTACCAGTGCAACGGCAAAGGCTCTGTGAAGCGCATACCTCACAAGTCTTTTCAAATCTCCATTGTGGACAATGACGGTGTGCGGATTGATTGGCTGAATGTTAATGCAGGAAGTGAAAATGCAGCTGTCAGCAAAGCCCGTGTGATTGCTGCCCGTGGCTGCTATAAAGACCAGATAGGCAGTATCAAAGCTGTTGAAAACGGCATTGATTACACATATAAACCGATATAACGCCGTATTTGCCCCCGTAAACGCAAAAAGACCGCAAGTGGTGTATTTCTCCACTTACGGTCTTTTCTTCTCATTCTGGCTTATTCTGTAAAGCGTCAGCAGCATTATTTAAGGTTTGCCAGCGTGTTTCCCTCTTCGTCAACAATCTTCGTGACTTCTGCCGCCATCTTCTCTGCTTCTTCCTTTGTCACGCTCCCGGTAATGTTCCCGGCTGCGTCGTAAAGGTTCACTGTGCCGTCTGCGTTGGTTTCCGTGGCACCCTCCGGCACATTGTCTGTGGCAATAGCCACTTTCTCTGTTGTTGTCACTGGCGCCGTGGTGTTAATCACTACCGTTGCAGCTGGTGTGGCTGTGAGTGCTTCCAGTGGTTCTGCGGTGTTGCTTTCTTTCTCTCCGGCTTTCATGGCATTGTATGCCGCCTGCGCAATAGCTTTCAGCTGGTCTTCTGTGACATTCAGCCCGGCTTCATCAGCAATCTTCTTCAACTGCTCCACAACTGCTGCCATCTTCTCTTCCCCGGTCTTATCCTTTTTGAACTCTTTTGCCCATTCTACAAACTTTGCTGCCCACTCTGACAATTCGCCCAGCTTGTCTGTTACAGTCTTTGGAATGTTTGGGCAAACGTACTTTCCGATTAAGAACGCCCCCAGTGTTACGGCAAAATATACAGCTGCATAAATTACATTATCCATTGTTTTTTCCTCCTGTTGATTATGCAGGCAGCTTCAATGTCTGCCCAGCGTAAATGGTGTTGCTTGTAAGACCGTTCATGGTCTTAATTTCATTGTATCTGGAACCGTCGCCCAGCTGCTTTGCTGCGATTGCCCAAAGGCTGTCACCGCTCTTCACTGTGTATGTACGCACGCCACTTCCCGGAATTTTGATTTTCTGCCCAACACTAATGACGTTAGGGTTTGCAATTCCATTGTAGCTTGCTAACTTCTGGTATGTGGTGCCATACTTTGCAGCAATGCCAGAAAGTGTGTCACCTCTCTGCACGGTGTATACCTGTTCCCCGGCTGTTCCCTGCGCAGGCTGTGCAGGTGCCGCAGGCTTTGCAGGTTCGCTGGTTGCTTTCTTTGAGAAGTCCGGCACGCCATAACCTCTGATATAACGCCCGTTGACTTCCAGTGTTCTTCTTCCAACGGCATTGGACTTGTTGCCCTCAATAACTGTGATAGTGTTACCGTTGCAGTTTTCCACAACGCCCACATGGTCTGCGCTGCCTGTGCAGTCACCAGCGCCGTTGTCGTCCCAGTCATAATAGATATAGTCGCCCGGTTCCGGCACCTTTGCGTCATTCTCGCACCAGCGCCCCATCTGCTGCCACAACTTAATCTGACGGTCACAGCTGCACTCCGTAGGGATAATGTCTGTGTAGCCCGCTTCAATGGCAATCTTTGAACCAAAGGTTGCGCACCATGCGTCACGGTATGTCACTTTGTACCCCTGCGCTAACGGCTTGTGGTTGTTGTAGGCGTCAATGATTGCGTGGTGTGCTGCTGTACCCTCTTTCACTCCCACATACGCTGCCGCCCTTGCTGCAAATTTCTTTCTTACTTCTGATACATTCATATTGCTTGTACCTCCATTCTTTTTATTGCTAACGGCTCCGGCTGCGTACTGGTCATAGTATTTCTGCCCATATCCTGCACGCTTTGTCTTCACCGTGTCGCTCTGGTCTGCCGGGCGCTCAAACTGTGTCAGCACTGCATTTGAAGCAGCAATGACGGTCTGTGCGCTCTTTAATACTGACAGTGTGGCTTTGTAGCCCTCTGTCAATTCTTTCATAAGGAACCCCAGCTGTGTTTCAAGGTCGCCAATAGACTTCCCGGCTGCTTTTGCATATTCCAGCAAAGCGGCTTTTCTGGTGTGGTATGTCCACTGCGCCAGCCCATAGCCTGCGCCGTCCCTTGCAAAGTTTCCATAGCTGCCGTTGTCCACGGCTGCTGTGTAGCTTGCGTCAGTATGTCCCAGCTTCTTTTCATAGCTGTTCTGCAAGTTCTGCGGGTTCAGCCCGCTTTCTGCATATAAGTTCCCCATCAATCCGGCTGCCCCACAACTGGACAGCCCTTTTGATTTCAGAAAATTCCAAATCTTTTCTGGTGTTGTTTTTCCTATTAGTCCCATGTCTTATACCTCCCGGCGCTACTGCGTCATACTTGAAAAGTCAGACAGCGTGCCGGACAACTCCGGGTATGCAGCTTTGATTTTCAGCAGGTTTTCTGCCTTTGCTTTCCAGCAGTAGAACGCTACTGCGGCAGCAGTTACCCCGCCAACGAACGTCAAAAGGACTGATAACTGGTAAAAATCCTTTGTGACCACTACCCACACGCCCACGGCAAATGCTATGTAGTAAGTCGCCAGAATTGAAAAGATAATGATTTTTGTTGCGCTGGTCTTTCTTTCCGGGTGTTCCTGCAACTCTTCTTTTCTCTTCTTCCTGCGCTGTCTGAAATACTGTAAATTCCATAAAAAAAGCACTGCTAATGCCAGTGCAAATCCGATGATAAAAAATATTAAACTTTTCATGTTGCTGTTTTGTACCTCCTATGGTTTTTCTTCCGGCTTTGTCAAAGCAAAGTCGTTTGTGCGCATACATTCTTTGTAAATATCCACTATGTACTCATGCGCAACGTCAACTTGTCCGTTTGTCAACTTGTGGTCCTTAATATACTTGTCATACTTCGCCAATGTATCAATAACATGGTCAAACTCTTCTTTTGTATGGCGTTCATGGTTTATGCAACTGCTCTGGAATGATAGTATCTCCGTGCGCCAGCTATCAACCTTGTGTTCTATAAAGTCATTTTCAAGCTGGTTCAGCTGCTCTTTCAAGTCGTGGTTCATAAGATTTCCCAGCTGTTTAATCAACCAGCGAACGGGCTGTATTTTAATTCCCGGCGTTAAGTCAATAACAATCCCAATCCCCGCAAGCCATACAATAGCTTTTTGCACCATGTCCCAGACGTCCGCTGGGTTAAGCGTCTGCATTGCTTCCACTGTCCGTCACCTCCTTTTCTTCTGGCTGCTTGATGTAATCATCAGTGCTGCCGTAATATCCGCAGAATAGACCGCATTTACTTGCTGGCTTCTTCTCCGGCTCTGGATATGGCTTGCCCATTTCCTGCAAGTACAGTTCGTTTAGGCTCTGGCGCATACCGTAGCTATTGAAATGCTGTAATATGCCCCGGTATGAAGCAACGGACCTATCCAGTGTATCTTTGTCAATCTCTCCGGCGTGATATGCTGCAAACATATATTTCAAACGTCGTTTCAGCTTCTTTGCCGTCTTCTTGCGTAATTTTATGTGTGTTGACCAAATGCGGAAGCCTACAAACTCAATGCCCATGCTGGTTGGTCTTATGCAAGTTTTCTTGTTAAGCTGCAAATGCAGCTTGCTTCCCAGAAAGTCCGCAATTTTGTTCTTTATCTTTTCCAGATACTTTTTGTCTGGGTGTAAAATAATAATGTCGTCCATATAGCGTATGTAATAATGCAGGTGCAGTTTGTGTTTGCAGAACTGGTCAAGTTCATTTAAGTACAAATTTGCAAACATTTGTGAAGTCAGATTGCCAATAGGCAGTCCAACTTCTCCCAGCAATTCATCAAACGCCACGTCGCCAATGTCGGCACCCAGCGGCAGACCAAAGTTTGTGTCTTCGCAGTTTATTATTACTGACAAGACGTGCAACAAATCTTCATCAGCAATCTTCTTCCGCAAAATATCCATCAATACTTCATGGTCTATCCGGTAAAAATACTTTGCAATATCCAGTTTCAAATAATAGAAACGCTGCGGCTTCCGGTCAGTCTGCTTCAACCAATCATGCAGGCGGTTGACTGCTTTGTGTGTTCCCCTGCCTACTCTGCAAGCGTAGCTGTCAGAAATGAACTGCTTTTCAAAATATGGGTTCAGCTGGCTATATATAGCGTGCTGCGCCACCCGGTCTTTGAAAGTGAGTGACATAATCATGCGCTTTTTCGGCTCATAAACATAAAATATGTTGTAGCGCCCCACGGTGTAGGTCTGCCAGATAAATTCATTCTGTAATTCAATCAAGTTTTCTTCCAGCTTATCCGTGTACGCCATCACATCTGGTCTGTACCTCTTGCACTTTATCCCGGCTTTGTACGCATTGAAAAGATTTTCAAAGTCGTAAATCATAGGGAAAATGTTTTTGATTTTGTGCAATTTCTTTTCCCTCCTGTTGTTAAAATCTGCCGTACAAATCAAACTGCGGTTCTTCCGCAGCCCAAACGTGATATATACATTCAGTGCCAGTCTTTCCGGCTCTGACTTTCAGCCCTGCGGCTTACCAACTATCTTTACGGCTATTCAATCTTTTTCCTACGGCTCCCGGCTGGCAGCCTTTGGAATGGAAATAAACCCCTTTAACCCAAATGCACTGGACGTGTCCACTTGTGGGCACGACTACTGGCAGAAATGGGGTGAAGCGGAACGGAGCGAAACGTTGTTGTTGACGTTAGAACGGGCGTTGTTCAAGTTCAGCGCACCAGCACCACCGTTGGAAGTGTTGTTGAAACTCGAACCCCGGATAGGCACGGCAAGTCCTCTATTAACGGCTTATTCCCATAATATAAAAAGCAGGTGTTACCCTGCCTTTTACCAGTCTTATTTTGCAGCACTCCCATTTCCGGAAGTGCTGCCGTTCAGTGATTTATAATAGCCACCCACCATGCAGCCTATTTCATTGATATATCGTGCCATCATTTCATATTTCTTCATTGGCAGACACGGTTTGCCGCTACGTGTGTATTTTGTGCTTGCCGCAAGCCTTATCAAATGCCGCAGCACATCAACTTTCGTGTCCAGTTCTCCAAGTGTCGTCTTCTTGTAATGCTTATTTTCAAGCATTATGACCAACTCCAAAATATCCAGCATTGTTCCGTCTATCTTCTGTGCAAGTCCTCTTTTCGCTCTGGGAAACTCTTCAAGCTGTGGTCCTGCATATTCCAGCATTTCCCAGACTTTATTTTTCATTTTGAAGTCTTCCTGTGTGGCGTTATCTCGCACATTGTCCAGCTGTGGCGGTCTTTCTTCTGTTTTGTTTTCCGGCATTTCTTAAACCACCTTTGTTGTATTTTGTAGTATGGGGCTTACTGCCGTAAGCCCCGCAGTGTATCAGTTCCCAGTTTCCAGTTATTCAACTAAAGCGGAACGGAGCGAAACGCCG